GATGTGGGGGAGGATGAAGCTCTGGCTGATGGACGGCGGGACGATCCCGAACGATCAGGGCCTGATCGACGACTTGACGGCGCCCGAGTACGACATCCTGCCGGGCGGGCAGATCAAGCTCGAGTCGAAGAAGGACATGAAGAAGCGCGGCATGCCGTCTCCAGACAGTGCAGACGCGCTTGCATTGACCTTCGCGTACAAGGTGGAGGAGTACATCCCGCTCGCGGAGCTTGCCTACAGGAACCGCACTTCCGGCCGCAGGGACTACGACCCGTTCGCGTGCCTGAAGTAAATCTGCGTAGCAATTAAATGCGCGCTTGATTTGCCGCCCCAATTGGGGCATGAGACGAAGCCCACGTGGTTTGATTGAGACCGACGAATGAAAAGAAAGCCGCGGGTGCTGGAACACCTGCGGCTTCAGGACTCAACAACTACATGGGGTAGCGATGAGCTATTTCGAGATTACGTTAGGCATTTTAACAGGTATCCGCGTCATGGTTTCAGAAACTCATAGGAAATATCCGCTTCTCTTCGGTGCGGTGTTGACCATCGTATTTCTAATCGCGCAAGCGGTTGTTATCGGCTTTGTAGACGACCCGTTGGCGAACAAGATGCTCGAGTGGCTTTTCTACGTCAGTGCGGTGATGTGCACAGTGAGGCTCATGTGGGCGGCGCTGCGGATAGCGATAGGCCGTTCCGGAGCCGGGGGAAGCGATGGTTGAGTTTTCGGAATTACCCACATACACGCAGATTTTGCTAGGGCTTATCGACCTTTGGCTTGCTACAGGTGCTTTGAAGCAGGGCATAGAGGTCTACGTCTACGTCAAGTATCGGAAGAGTCTGCGAGCAACATGGGAGGAGAAGGGAAGTGATTGAGTATCAGGAGCTGTCGTTCGGTGAACTTTACGATCTGGACGGTTGGACGGACTGGGTGA